CAACAGATCCACCTGGAAGTTGTGGACTTTCAATTGTTAGAAGTGCGCTATCATAATTGTTTCCTGGATTTACAATATTGACAGCAGAAACTCTACCACTATCTTTTGCTAATGTAAGTTTTAGAGCAGTTCCATCGGTAGCATTGGCAAGAGTTACAGAAGGAATAATTAGATCCTCATTTTGAACGAAAGATTTACCGTTGTGGTTATCAAGAACCAACGTATAAACCATTTCATTAGAAAGTCCAAAGACTCCTGTAGAAGATGGAACAAGGTCAATTCCATTCTTGTCAATAACTTTTAAGATAGGACCAGATGCTGCAGAACTTGCTCCAGTAACAAATTCTCCTTTTGATACACTAACGTTGCCATTTGTGTAACACTTAAGTAACGTATTTGGTAGTAGTGATTTTTCTGTTCCAGGAATAATATTCTTTCCTGGTTTATCACTAGCAACATCTGTTAGATAAACTCTTAGAGGGATGTTCTTACTCTTCTTAGCAAAGAATAGATCAACACTAGTTACAAAACAACCACCTTCAAAGTTCTCAACTTTAAATGTTTGTGCAAGTGGATTAGGTCTTACAGGATTATCTGTGTTATTGTCAATAAACTGAACACCTTCATTTGCTTTGAAGAATGCTGGTTTTGTAGAAACAATACTTGCAGGGTTTTCAGGAAGAACACCAGTTGCATAATACTTAACTTCGGCGTATGTATCTACGTCCGCTTTTGATTCGTTAGTAGAACTAGATGTAAATCTAAACGTTTGAATGCCTGTAGTTACTCTAATTTCTTCCGCATCACTGTCATAGTCTACAGTGTTCAAATCTCCAGTCCAAGTAGAATTCTCTTTTGGAGGTGCGCCTGCAGGGAGTAGAATAATTCCACTTGCATTACCATTTTCATCTGTAGAAACTTCTCCATTGAACGCGGAAAGAGAACTACCAGCAATACCACTAAATCTCAAGTCAGGATTAACCCAACGATTAATGTTTCTTCCTTCTAGGAATACAGAAATCTTTGTATTTGGTTTTAGTCTACGAATTGTGTACTTAATTACATTAGATCTAGCAAAGAATGACAACGCTGTAGAAACAGTGCTGTCTCCAACAGTCTTAGATGAGACTCCTTTACCAATTTGGTTATTGTTAGGACTAATGTTAGAAGAACTTCCTACTTTTGCACTATCAACAGATGCATTTGCTGCTAGAGAAGATACTTCTCCTAAAGAATTGATAGAAGTGAAACTAGAAGATGTTCCAACCCAGTTAACAACAAAGGAATTGAAAAGACTAGAGAAACTTTCGACTACAGATTCTTTTGCCAGGAAAATATTAAACAAACTGGTGTTAGTATCAACAACTAAAGGATCTACAGTTTGATCATACCATTGATCAATTGAAGGCGAGATTGATGCGTCACCAACATACTGAAGAACAACAAATGGATTTGGATTTGTTTTCTTAGAAGCAAAACTATTTCCTAGTAAAGGAAGAGATGTATATGGTAGAGTAATGATGTCTCCAGACTTCTTATATCCAGATACGATTCTCTGATCATCTCTTACATTAACTTCTTTTAGTCTGATAGAATCTTCTTTTGCTTGTGGACGAAGAACAGATTGTTGACTATCGATAGAACATCTATAATCTCTAGATGCAAGATTACCAACCCTATGCTCTTCAAAATTATCAACGAAGAAACCAGACTTGAATCTATCCAATCCAATTTCATCTTTAATTTGCATGTTGAGTGCTTGCTGCTCAAGAATACTGAGAACAGTATAATATTCAAGACGCTCAATACGCTTCTCTAGTTTACCAATGTCGCGCATTGTATAGCGACGATTATCAACAGAAGTAATTCTTACATCTTTACTGGTCTTAGTGTATGCAGGAATATATGCATAGAAAAGTGGCACAGCGTCACTAACCGAATCTGGTTTAGTTGGGTTGAGTGAAGAGTTACCTTCTTTTACAACAAACTCACCAGATTTATTGAGGAAGATACCATCAATACGATCAAGATATTGTACTTGACTAAAGGAGAAAGTAAATTCTAAGTTTGTATCAGGTGCTGGGGAACTAGCAATAACTGCTCCTGGTCCTGCAAAGTTTCCATCTACAAGAGAAAGAGATGCAGTATCTTGGAAACCTGTGACAATTGTCTTACTGTCTACCTTAGGTCTGAAATCAAATACGTTTTTGAGTTCTAAGTTTCCATGAACAACAGAGTTGAAAGAAGGAATTTCATCTTCTGTAACACCTGCTTCATGGAGGTAACTATCAATAGTACAGAAATCTCCCTGTGAATGGTTAAAGTAATCAAAACCGATAACTAGTTGACCCGTGGTTTGTTCAAATCCAGGTTTCAAAACTAGTCTGGAAACATCATATACAGTATCTCTCTGTCCATTATCGAAACTAAATCTATCAGTCACATCTGTTCCAGAGATTAAGTTTCCAGCACTATCAATTTCTGGTGGTTGTGATACTGTTCCTTCGTAAACAAATCTTAGACGGAAAGCATCAGCGTAAGATAGAACTTCTACAACCTCACTATCATATTGTGTTCCTCTGAATGGGATAACACGATCACCAGGAGATGTGATGACAATTTGCTTATTTCTAATAACTGTCTTCAATCTTGGTTTTGCATTCTCTACTTCTAATGTTGCAGTGAGTTTTAATTTAGGGAACGTTCCATTAGAAGGAATGCTACCGAAATAATTTGAGTCTAATTCGAGACTCAAACTACCAGATGTTAAACCACTAGCAGTGTCAGTTGCAGAACTAATTGATACATTTTCAGCAGGAACATATACAATATCACCTGCAGAAATATCAGGAGCATCACCTGGATCTAGAACTGTGATAATATAGTTGTTCTCATTGAATGCAGTAAATCTTTGTGTGCCAAATGGTAGTTGTGCTGCGAACGTAATAACACCACCACTACTTGAAGCAGTAGTAACAAAATCTCTACGGAAGAAATATTTGATATTTGTATCTTCTGTTCCTGCAGAAATTTGTTGAACTTGTTTGCTGCCAGTTGGGAAAATTAGAGAACCTTTACTAGCATTTTGAACTGCTGGTCTGAATACAACTACGCTGGAGTTAACAACATTTCCAGGAAGAAGAGTATCTAGATAAATTCTAGTTTTTGCTGTTCCTTCTTGATCAGTTGCATATTGTACAGTTGCTTTAACTGTATTATTATCCTCGTCACTAAATTGAATAACATCACCTTGAGATACTAGTCCAGATGCGTCAGCACTAAAACTTGTAGACTCAATAAAGTTATATCCTTTAGATCCAAAGAATGTAAAGTCGGTAACGTTTTTAATAGTCGAATATTTTTTATCACTGATTACAACGTCTGCACTAAATGTATTTGCATTACCAGAACCATATGAACAACCAACAGACTTGACATTCTGTGGTGTAAATGTAGTTACAGTATTTTTAAATAGTACTGGTGTAATATTTGCAGCAGGAGATGGACTTCCAGATCCTGCAGGTTGCTCAATTGTTACAGATGGTGGTTGTGGATATTGAGTCTTGAATGCAGTTCTATCTTTAATAAGTGCTTGTAAAATATTTCCAGAAGAACTGACATTTAGTTCGATCTTAGAAGCATCAATAGCAACACCATTTAATTTAATTAAAGATGCAGAATTGTAATTACCACCTCTGTTTTGAATAATGAAATGCGAGATGGTATTTTCTGAAGCAATTTTTACTGTGTTTGCATCTTCATCTCTTAGAGTTTCTCCAGGTAAGAACTTTCCAAATAGAGTTTTAACAAACAAAATATTATTTGTAGAATATCTTCCAGCGGAAGTCTCTTCGATTACACCATATGCTCCACTTTGTGTTCCAAAGATATACTTACCACCTTTGAATGTGGTTGGTGGTTGCTTCTCCAAAAGAATCTTTGTGAAGAATGTTGGATCAAAATAAGATAGACCAAAAACACTATTGTATGAAGGAGTTCCTTCAGCAAGACGACCCTTAGAAAGAATGATGTCAGAATCAGAATTGAATCCAGATCCTCTTTGCTGTAAGTAGAAATTATTTGGTTTTACTTTACCAATTAGTGGAGTAATTGTTGGACTGTAATCAACAACACGACCAAACTGCGTGTCATTTCTAGCATCTTGCTGAGAAAGATAGACGATTCTATAATCACCAGAATCTTCTCCATCATAATCAGTTAGAAGTAGTTCTACTTCATCCTTTTTACCTACAACAGTAAGTTCTAAGAAAAATTCTGCAGCAGAAGAATTAACTAAGAAGTTGTTTACTTTTGCATAGGATAAACACTTGAGTGTTGTCGTAACAACATCACTACCAGTTCTAGTCTTGATAACATGAAGTTCATTGATGTTTGGACCACCGCTCTTGGTTCCTGCCAAAGCTTCTTCATCAACTTGACCAATATTAAATGTTGCACTGGTCATCTGAATCCAGATGGTTTTAATACCATCTTCTGGAGAGAAGTTAGTTCCTCTTCTGGAAATAGTTTGACGATGTGCAGTAGATAATTCTGTATTGCTAGAACCATCACTACCATCATTAAATGATGTGAATAGATTAATTTCAGGATATGCTGTTAGTTCGGATCCTTCTTTGTTTAGAGGAACACTACCAAATACGTTAGTAATACTGAAAGTTGGAAGACCTCTAGACTTTAGAGTTACATTGTCACTAGCAAGACTTTCTCTTGCTTTATTAATTTCAATGTACTTGGTTTCTTTATTGACAATTTCAAAACCTTTGATGTATGCTTTACCAGGACCAATACTAGCAATCATCTTTCTAGATGCTTCGCCAGCAGTTAGATTGTTATAAAGACCAAATTCGTCAGCACCATAGATACCACGATTTCCTTCTTTTTGTGCATACTCTCTAACATCAATAGAGAAGTTCTCTACAACATAATCTCCAGACTCATCAAAAGTTCTACGTGCTAAAGTTTGCTCAAGAAGATTGTAATCAGCAACGTTTACTTTCTTTCTAATTACTCCTCTAGAAACAGTAAGTAACTGAATAAAGTTTTTATCAGTAACCGCATCTAGAGCAAATTCTTTTAGAGATAAAGTAATTTTTAATCTGTGTGCTCCAGGTGCAGTTTGGTTTGATGCACCAATAGAATTATCATATAATGATGCGTCTTCTTCTGGAGTTACAATTTCCTCTTTAATTGTAAAACCAACTTTTGCAGATGGTTTGTTGTAATATTCATCAATGACTAAAATAGATGCGTCATTACGAACAAAATATCCATTAACAAAATAAATTCCTTCTTCTACTTGTACAGCAGAACCAAAACCCATCGCTGGACTTTCTAGAGATGTTACTTCTCCAGTGTCAGGGTTTGTTACATTAATACTAGTAGGAAGAACACTACCATCTGTTCCGACTACCAACAGTGGAGTGTTAACACCATCTATAACTTCTAGTGTCTCACCTTGTCTAAAAGTAGACTCAGTATTAGAATTACCACTGTTAAGATAGTTTACATACAGAGTATCCGCAGAACTCTCTGTTGCTAACCTAGTTGACAGAATAGTTCCTTGAACACCAGAAGTTAGACCCAACACAGTCTGCCCTACCAACTGTGTGATATCATACTTCTTATATACAATGTCATCTCCTTCGCTAACCGCTACCTCTGATACAGAGGATAGTTTAACAAAATCTAATTTTGTATTTAATCCAATTTCACCAGGGATGACCATCTCACCCTGTTTGAAAGAGAATTTACCAAAGCTTTCTACTTGGTTTTGAAGGATCGATTGTAACTGAGTTAGTTCCCTAGTTTGAATCGAATATCCAGGACGGAAAAGAATTTTATAGAAATTCTTATTCGCATCAAAATCCTCGTAGTAAGGGCTTACGTTAAGGTTAGTCTTCTGTGGCATTGTTTTCCGCCAAATACTAGTATTCTTTGTCCCTAGTATTTATAGAGATAAAAAAAATCCCCCGATCTCTCGGGGGACTTAAGTTGTTTAATATGAATCAGAATTCGATAACAAGTTTGATATCTTCGATTTGGTCAGGAGCACGAGTGATAAGACGACGGTTCTCAACGTAGATGATATCACCAGAGTTATTTTCAATCTCAGGTGCTGCTAGTCCACTTGCGAAAGTGACACCTAGTAGAGAAGAACCATATCCAGTGTCTACAGTACCTGAAGCGGTAGAACCTTCTCCAGTAATAGCGTTAGAACCATTAGACTCAAATGCTCTTACAACACCTTGATCTAGGTGAGCGTCATTTGTTTGGATATACTTAAGAACACCAGCGGTTGTAGAACCACTATCTAGTGTCCAAGAAACAACTGTGCCGTATGCAGTTCCACCCGAAACAGTTTGAGTGATCTTTTCATCAACGTTATAGTCTGCAGTAGCACCAGTAATCTTGACTGCTTTTAGACCAGAAAGTGTATCAGATGTTGCAAAGTTGGTTGTTCCCCAATCTAGAGGATCCTTGATAATACCGATTCTACGGAAGTCGTTATCTACAGGGAAGTCACCAGAACCTTCAGCATATGTTAGACGAATGTTCGTCATAACACGCTTACCATTTAGTTCTAGTTCGTGATCAGAACCATGTCCACCCTGTGGAGGCATTACAACTTCAATTGCACCAACAGCAGAAGCACCAGTTGTAACAGCAGTTGTTAGACCAGCATCAGAGAATAGATTACCGTTACTTAGGAGAACGTTACCGTAGGT